GGCACCTCCAGCACCTCCAGAGGCTGTAAAGGCCCCGCGCAACGCCAAAGATGCGGACCCCGTGCCCCCCGTGCCCCCCGCGGAACCTACGACAGTAGTTCCCCCTGTCGCCGTAAGCAAAGACCCAAAGGAGGAGGTACCCGCTATATTGCCGATTGTTATCGTCGGTAGCCGTTGCCCCGGAACCACATCTACAATCCCAAAGGCAAACCCACCACCACCACCACCACCACCAGCAGCGGAACCGGTTCCGCCGCCGCCAAAAACAGCCACCCCGATTTGCCAGCAATTTAGTGGGGCTAGTTCGGTACTCGTAGTCGCTGCAATTAACTTGGCCCGTAACCACCGCGGAGGGGCTATCGAGTTCGGAACGGTAGTAGCCCGAGGGGCCGAATACCCATAAAGTCCTTTATTAGCCATGATTAGAAGTCCCCGCCGTTTGTTACGGTCACATTAAAAGATTCTGCGTTGTTAGTGGATACTTTCAACACCGCTGACGCTTGCAAGATTAAACCTGTATCAAAGGTAATATCTACAGACCACGTGGGAACTGAGGCTGCGGGAGTAATACTCCACACAGGCACTTCTTGAATTAGAGCGGTTCCAAGAAATATACGAATCATCCCTGCTGTTGTTGTAGCGGTCGCCGTAATATTGATACGATCCACTCGGGACCCTGAGGCACCTGCGGTCATTAGCGTCCCATATACACCTGTAACGCCGTCACGATTAGTGTTAGCGGTGGCGATATTTACACTAGGCGATTTTGCAGTCGCCGCATATTGGGCATTGATAGACATTAGATGATTCCTAAGTTAAAGAGGATAAGTCCGGGAGTACGCGCTGGGTCTACCCAGACCGGAGCCGTAGTTCCAGTGGATTGCAGAAGCTGGCCTGTAGTTCCCGCAGCGGTAAACCCTGTGGTGCTAGTCGCAGATTGGTACGGTATTACCCCCGCCGAGCCTCCCACCAATGCTGTGGCTGTTGTAGCAGCGGGGGCTGCGGCCCACGTAAACGCGGTCCCGTTCCAACTCAGAACATGTCCGGGGGTTACGGGGGCCGTAATGTAGCTTGTGCTGCCCGCGCCAAGTTGGTACGGTATGTTATTTGCTACCCCTCCCGCTATGTTAGTGGCAGTACCCGCGGTCGTAGCGCTTCCAGCGGTCGTAGCGCTTCCAGCGGTCGTAGCGCTTCCAGCGGTTGTCGCTGTTGTCGCTGTTGTGGCCGTTAGGGCACTGGTAGCTACCCCATTAAGGTAGTTAATGCCGTCAATGACATCTGTGCCATTGTTGTACACCAGCATCCGTTTGCCATTGGGAACTACCACCCCCGTCAGACCCGAAACTTTAACCGTAAGGGCAAACCCGCCTACAGTGTTGTTGAACACAAGGTAGGGCTTCTGGATAGCCGGCACGTTGATCGTACCCGCAGCAGATAGCGTAGCGGTTACATCCAGTACAAAGGCTCGTGCCGTTTGGCTTGCGTTGGTATCTAGCAGGGTGAGGGTGGCTACGTTGGCTGTGAAGTCCCCTGTTACAAGCGAGGCTTTACCTACGATAGCCTGTTCCAAGGCAGTGCCGAGGTTAGTATTGGTTGTGCCACCCCAAAGACCACTTTGGTCCCCGGTCCCGATCAATTCGAGTTTAAGGTTGGTAGAGTATAAACTTGCCATAGTAACCTTTAAGCTATCCGAAGCAGCGCACTAGACGCTACATTTGTGGGCATTTGGATCGTGAATGTTTGTGCAGACCCCGTTTTGTCTGCCCCAAAGTCTAGTACCGCTACTGCCTTATTAGCTTTGGAGCTATTGTACAAAAGGGCTCCCCGGGCTGTAAAGGTAGCTGCGGGCCATACCGCGTCGTTAAAGTCTACGTAGGCCGTTGTGCCTGATAGCAACACGGTAGCGCCAGTAAGGGGAATCCCCCCCGCAGTGTATCCCGTACCCACTACCTCATCCGATACCGAATAGACCGTAGTATCCGGCCCGATAGAAGCGGCACTCGTGTACAACGCGATCTTGATTACATCCGTACTGAGGTCGTGTTGCGCCAAAAACAGTTGCTGTTTGAAGCTGGAGCACAGGGTTTGAGCTATAGCCATATCAAATTACCGCGGTTCGGGGTTGTCCGCTACGGTAAGCATCCTGACGGAGCTTGCCATCACCCAAGTTTTTGAGCAGCGTAATCGACTGTACGTACATGTCTTGGTACAGCTTGACCATATCCTGCTCACCCTTCATAAAGCGAATGGCTTCTACGAGGGCTCCGTTTAGCAGGGCGGAATCGAAGTTCTCGCCTAGCCATGTGGTTCCAGCAGTAACAATGGACTCTGGGTAGTAGAAGTAAGCTAGCTCTGTAGAGTAGACCTTATCGGGAGTTGGGCCTAGGATGAATCGCAGTGCGAGTTCAGTGCCCGTCTGGTTTCCATAGATAGCGTAATGCTTCGGAGTTCCCGTAGCAGCTACCGTAGGATACGCTTCCCGGATAAAGTTGACATCCTTATTGAGCAGGTATGTGTACTCCAAAGTTGTTGGGTCTACTACCGCAACGGAGAACGCGGACAGGAAATCTGTAGGGACGTTGATGAACTGATTCCCAATAACAGCGGCAATAGCTGCAGTTTTACGGAGCGACGGAAGCTGAACAGAATTGAATATCCGTTGTTCTGTAGTTTTAAAGAAAAAAGAATATTCGGCAGCCGTATATTCATTCTGCGTAATATCAGCAACTTGCGAGCATAGCTCCACGTATGTAGTCATACAAGTTCCTTAGGTTGGAGGGCAAGCTGTGTACAATATTTGTAATAGGTAGCTGAGGACATTCCTATAGACTTTATCGCACAACGTACTGAGGCGCCCGCTTCAATCAACGGTTGTACTGACCTAATTCTATCCATAGATATACCGGCAGTAACGATACTGCGCTGCGCTGCGCTACGCGCTAGCTTGTTGCGGGTCTCCAAGGACACTATATACCCTGTACGCGCTGCACTTAGTTTTGTTTTGGTTTGCTCTGAGGGTACCACCCCCCGCTGCCTAGCACGCGCCTGTGCTCTAAACGCCTCACTATAAACTCGTCCCGTAGCCGCGTCTGATAGCTTAGCTTTATGCTCCGCCGACAGTGCTTTTCCTTTATGCAACATGGACATCTTCGACTTAAATTCTTCCGAGTGTGTCCAGCCCCCCCGAACCCCAATTTCCTTAGGAGTTCGGAGTACGTTATAGGTTTCTAACGCCATTAGCCTAGTTTCGTAGAATATCCTAAGTTCAAGGGGGCAAACTAAAAGAATTTTAAACTCAAAAGCATCTTCCCCATGCTTGTCCCAAGCTCGCTGCAATATAAACGAATGATGGACCTTTCGGCGTAAGGCACTACGGTGTGTGTGCCACCTAGCCTTGTAGCCCTTTGTGCTGCCAATGTACGCATGGCCGTTTACACGGTTCCTAATAGCGTAAACATAGCCCGCACCCTCGTAGTTCATGCCATCGGTCCTCGGGCGGTCACGCCCTTTGTAGCTGCGCCGTTACCGCGAGTCTTGGTACCCGTGGTTTTAATGCCCGTCTGCGGGTAGCCGTTATTGGTCAAGTCTACGCCCGCAACAGAGCCTGTATGAGGCTTTGCATATACAGAGGCTGCGCCAACTTCCTTGCCCATCATCTTCTTGGTGAATGCCATCGTAGGCTCCTTTTAGTGACTATGGCAGTGTGCCAAGTTATACGAATTTGTCAATCTAAACTTTGGTAGTTTCTAGCGCCACTAGGCGCAAGTCCCGCGCATTCAGCGCTCGCGTGGGGGTGTGGTGTACATGTGCTTTTCAGCTAACCACGATTGTGAGCAATGGTCACGCTCAATGAAGTGAAATAGCCAGTCGATCACGGGCCGCGCAATGCGCCCTTGCAGCTTGCCAGCCTGCTCTTGTCTCCAAGCACTTGCTGAGATCGTTTCGCCCCGTGCGCAATTGCCCAGTGTGAGTAACACAAGCACCAAGTGATCCACGGCAATCAAGGCAATCAGCAGGCGCTGACGCAACTCCAGATCGGCAATCCATGTTTTCATTGTGGCTCCTTATGAAATCACTACCGCAACGGCACCAACAAATCCCGTAGCCGCCAAGTTATTTGGGGTCAGCACGGCATCAAAGCTACTTGCGCCCCCTACAGGATTCCAGCCCCACTGAAATACCCGGCTGCCCCCGCCGTAGGAGCCATTTGCAAGTATCCCGGAGGTGTTGTAGCTGCGGTCTGGTCGGGGCTCTCGAAGTCCCTGTGGGTCCGACACTGGGTACATACCCAGTTGCAACTGAGGCTGATCGGGGGTCCAGCAGGTAGGGCAGACCAGCAAGCTAATCTGTTTGGTCTTTACTACTTCTTTTTTGAGGAGTTTTAGCTTGAAGCGGAATCCGCACCTATCGCATTCCGATATAGCCCGTTTACCATTGGCGAATTTATTTGCCATTATGCAAGCTCCACTCTATTGCTCTTGCGTAAGTTTTCTATGGCTGGGATGACTTGTAGGTTGTACGGCGTATGTAAACCGGAAACTTTTTTACCGCAGAGGGGGATCACATGGTCCACATGCCAAGAAAAGCCAAACATTGCAGTCCGCAACGCTGCAAGCTCATAAGCTTGCTCAATCATCCAAATATCATCCTCTGATAGCCATGTCGGAACCCTTTTTCGTCGGGCTTCCGAGTTTAGCTTCTTTGATGCGTTGTCTTTCCCCGGATTAGCGGCGCTCCATTTTTTACGGGCTGCGGTTTTTTTGTCTGGGTTTGCCAAAGAGTACAGCCTAGATTTTGCTTCTACGTGTTCTTTGTTTTCAAGCTTCCAACTTAGCTTTTGCGCTGCTATGCGTGTCGCATGAGCCTCACGATACGCCTTATTATATTTTGCTACGCACTCTAAGCAATGCAACCCATGTTTAGCCTTGTACACGGCGGTAATATCTATAGCGCAATCCAAACAAAATTTCGCCTCTATTGGCTTCAGTACAAGGGTTGCAGCCAACTTTTTAATAGCAGTTGCTTGCTGTAGTTTAGCTTTACTCTTGGCGTTACTAACACGCCATTGGTCCTTATGCGCCAAGTAGTACGCCCGTTTACAAGCTGCTGCAATTAGAGGGTCTTTATGCGGCATAGCCTACCCGAGGAACATCTGACGCGGTACAAAACGGACTGCGGAGCGGTCCCTATCTTCGGAGGAAGCCAAATCCCATGCCTCATCATACTGCTCTTTCAAGGCCTGCATACGGTCTATCGCCCCGGGAACTTTCATGGACAGGTAATACGCCAGCCCCGCTACCATGCAGGGGAGGAACCGGAACGGCACCGCCATCGTATTGCTACCACTTCCAGCATCCTGAATACGCTTGAGCCGCCAGTACACGAAGGTATAGGCCTGCGCGGCATCTGGGACCGGCCACACGGTTATCGTGGGGGTAGGGGCTTGCCTGTTAATGTAGACCTGAATAGGCCGTGCTTGGGTCAGCTTGTTAGGCAGTGTGGCATAGGTGGAGACACTAATGCGCGTAATCGTCAGATCAGCCTGCGTAGAGGCGCTCCCTGCACCTGTACGGATAACATGTTCCATCAAGTCCACAGTGTTATCCGGCAGATCGTACGTAGCCGTGCCTGCTACAAGAGGGATCGACCCTTGCTCCACAGTCCAGAGATTGATACCGCGATTCGACCAGTCTGCGAACATCAGGTTTAACGAAATACGGGCAGTGCGTAAATCCCAGCCGGTCCTAAGCTCTGCCCCGCAACGGGAGTACGCTTCTTCTACCAGTTCCGTCAGGTCTAAGTTAAAAGCTGTCGTGCCACTAGTTGCCATTTTGGTCCCTGCAATTCTTAAAATGCCATCGTTTCATAGCGTTTACGTGGCCTACCTTGCCGCAGTGTGGGCAGGTTACCGGGGCACGCGAAGCGTGGGCTTTTCGCATCTTATCACGCGTATCTTCTGTATGCAACATACCATAAAACGGGTTACCGTCGCCCGTATTTTCTATGGATAGCAAGGCTTTAGTTGTTTCTGACCGGGGGACTCCATACATTGCGTTCTTCTCGCCTATAGGCCGTATCCGCGTTCCTGTTTCATACCCCAACCTAGCCGCCAGAGCAATCTTTGCGTTCTTCTCAGTGACCCCTGCTGCCGCATAGACACCCGCAAGGGGGCTAACGTAGGCGCGAGGCATCCGAACACGAGCGGCGGTACCGTTTTTTAGGATGCGTAGATTACGCATAGCAAGGTAGCGTGGCTTTAACGCGGCTTGAATCTTAGCGGTTGTTTCTGGGGATACGAAATGCCCTTTTTGCGCTGCCGACATTCTTGCGCGTGTACCCGCAGATGTTAGCCGCCCTTTCATAGCGGCAGATATTTTCTGTCGAACTGCTTGCGTTGGACTACCTAACCCGCCGCCCCCAGCACAGGAATTGTATTGTGGTTTTAAGGTCTCAATGTAGCGTATCTCCGCGAGATTAAGCGCGCCCCTATCCGCACAACTATCAATCACTTCATGGGTAAACGCATCGGCCCCGTACTTGCGGATTGCGGCGGCTAATACCCACCCCTTGCCCGCTCTAGCGTCTTGTTTGTGTTTCGACCACCGTGACGCCAACTGCATCTTAGTCTGGCCTATGTAGAAATGGCCGTTTGTAGTGTTTGTAATTTTGTAAATAACCCCGTACATACGTGCTTTCAAGTGTGTACGGGGTACTATATCACAAAGAACCCACCCCCCAAGGTAGTCATTATTTGGCCGAATCTTTAAATGCTTTGTCAGTCGGAGCACCGGGAGACCCGGGCTTGCGCATCTTGGCCCCGCGCTTTCGCTTGGCGTTGATGTTGTCCCACAGCCCCACAGTGCCGCCTTCGGCAAAGGTCTCAAAGTCGGTATCATCCCGGCGCTTCGTTCGCTTTGCCTTAGGCATTTTGGACGCGAGCATAGCTCCCAGTCCGCGGCTAGGTCTCACAGCATTTTGCCCCGGGTCTTGCCCTTGGTGGCGCAGCCGTCAGCACGTTTGGAAGCACTAACAGAACCGCCTTTAGCGTACCCCATAGCCGAAATTTTCTTGCGGGCCTTAGCGTCTTGGGCTTCCTGAAGCATCTCTGTAACAGCAGCAGACTGTGCTTTAGCCCTAGGCGCGGAGGCGGGCCGCATTGGCGCGGGAGGAGTATTGCGCATTGACGCCTCATATGCGGCGTCAATAAGGGCCTGCTTACGCAGATCGTCAATTTCTGGTTTAGATGGGCGGTCCATTAGCATTTACCTCCGTTAGCCATTTTAATCATTGTGCCCTTGGTTTTACCCTTGGACTCCACTCCGCCGCCTTTAGCCATCTTACGAGTCTTTTCGGACTTCTCACCCTTAGCGTACTGCATGGGGGTAATCTTACCGGCCTTGAT